TAGGCTGGAATATACTAATTCCGGCCCCTATAGATGAAACGTTAAATAAGTTAGATCCGGAAGTTGAATATATAGTCGAAATCAAACGAAAGGTAAAACGTCGCTCGCTAAATGCCAACGCTTATGCGTGGGTATTGTGTGATAAGATAGCGCGGGAACTTTCAAAACACGCATATATTTCAAAAAATGAGGTGTACAAGCGAGTTTTGATTGAATGTGGTACATTTACCTATTTACCGATTAAAAACGATGCTATCGAGCGTTTTATTGAAATTTGGCAAAGCCACGGGTTAGGCTGGCATGCAGAAGATGCCGGCCCAGCCAAAACGGAAGGATATTCAATTGTTCGTGCATATCATGGGAGCAGCGTTTACACAGTTGACGAAATGCGACGTTTAATTGATGCACTCGTTGATGAATGCAACCAGTTAAACATACCGATTGAAAATGATGACTATATCAACTCATTAATAAATGAATGGGGCGAATATGAACAAAAGGAAAAGACAGGATAACGCACTATACGCCCGCACCAGAAAATGGGCGTATGAACGTGATGAGGGGTTGTGTGTGCTATGTGGAGCGCAAGCAACCGAAGTGCATCACATAGTGTTTAGGTCGCAAATGGGGTTATCTAATCTTAGCAATCTTGCTTGTTTGTGTAGAGATTGTCATATAAAAGCGCATGGATCAGATGCGAAACAGATTAGAGAAATCTTAAAAGAAAGGAATTCGAAGATACAATGGCAGAACGAAGAATGATGTCAAAATCTATTATCAAGTCCGATACATTCCTAGATATGCCAGCAACAACACAAAATCTATACTTTCATATGTTGCTAGATGCGGACGATGACGGTTTCATCAATGCGCCGAAGTCAATTATGCGAATGATTGGTGCTAAAGAAGATGATATGAAAGTACTTACTGCAAAGCAATTTGTTATACCGTTTGAAAGTGGTGTTGTAGTTATCAAAGATTGGAAGATACATAACTACATTCAGAACGATAGGTATAAACCAAGTGCATTGCCGGAACGTGATTTAATCAACATTCAAAAAGATAAATCATATACGTTAAAAGCAGATGTATCCAATATGGATACAAAATGTATACAACCTGTATCCATAGGTAAGGATAGGATAGGTAAGGTTAGGTTAGGTAAGGGTAGGATAGGTAAGGATAGTATAGATATACTATGTCATGTTTCACATGACGATGTTGATAAATCTCACTTTGAAATTATCGAATATCTTAATCTAAAAACAGGTTCAAAGTTTAAACCTACAACTAAACCATATGTACAGGCAATTAGATCGCGACTAAAAGAAGGTTATACTGTTAATGATTTTAAAACCGTCATTGATAAAAAATGCCGTGAGTGGAAAGGTACAAAACTAGAAAAGTATCTAACACCTAAAACTCTATTCGCGCCAAGCCACTTTGATACATATCTCAATTCAAACGAAATGGCAGCTATGACGGATACAGAAAGAAAGGTTGCGGAACTTAATGCATTGATTGATGCAGTAGAAAGAGGAACAGATGAAACCGGAAATATTGAAAGCTACGGGCCAACTATTGATATATCCGAATATTGACAATACAAAAGTTAAAATGTACGCCTATATGCTAGAAGATATCAACCCTGTAACTTTGGCGGAAGCAATTAAACAATGTATTAATACATGTGAATTCGTTCCAGCCGTTGCCACTATCCGCAAGAAAGCGGCGGAAATTTCCGGTTATGTAAACGGAAAAGAAGAGCGGTTAATAGCGCAAGATGCATGGGAAGAAGTCAGAAAGGTTGCTAGTAGTTTTGGGTATGAAAAAGGTCTTAATGAACTTGAAGGTATTACAAGGCTTGCTGCTAAAACAATATGGCGTTTTTTTGATCCGCGAAATTGCCAATCATACAATGAGAGCGCCGCAATGAGCCAGTTTTGTAAGGCGTATGAGCAACTGGTAGCACGTGAACAAAAACGTATGGAAATTGCGGAAAGCATCAAAAGTAATGGCCTATTAGTGGAAGCGCGAAAAAGGGCAGAACTCAATATGCCACCTAAAACAGAAATTAAGATGCTAGATAATGGACATCTTGTGGAAGTTGAAAAGTTCGAGCCGGTAGACCTTAAAGGATTGGTAAAAAAAGCGAATATTTCAGATGAAGGAAAAGCGTTAATTCTGGGGGTATTGGAATGAATTGTAAATACAGTGTATTTCCGAAGTTAATAGAATGTAGAAAACGTTTAAATGCGTTATTTAGAAAATAGTGAGGTAAATATATGAATAGTGTTCAATTATTGGGAAATCTTGCACGTGATCCAGAAGTGCGATATACACAATCCGGACGTGCGGTGGCTACTTTTACAGTGGCGGCAAGCAATACTTATGTTGATAGCGCGACAAATGAAACGAAAGAACAAACTGCTTTTGTAAACTGTGTGGCTTGGGGCAAGCTGGGCGAAGCAGTAGGAAACTACAGAAAAGGAAACCGGATATTTGTAGAGGGGCGTATTCAAACACGTTCTTATGAAGATAGCAACGGCCAAAAGAAATACGTTACGGAAGTAATCGCCGGTTTTGTTGGTGTATCCGCATTGAATGATACGGCAACGGAAAGTAACTTTGAAAATTTTGCAGATGATAAAAGCAACGATGAAAATGTTCCGTTCTAAGAGGTAGTAAAAATGCTAGTAAAAAACGAGAATGAGTGGTGCTGGTGTTTTGGTGGGTATGTAGGGTATCCGCAAAAAAGCATTGAAGATGCCGTGAAAGATTTTGCGGATACATACCCAGCGGAAGAAGTACCGATGATTAGAGTTGGAAACCCATATTATTATATTCCAACTGTTGATGCAGAACGTGTTATTGAAGATGTTGCGGAATATGATCTTGACGATGAAATAGCAGAATGGTCGGAAGATTATCTACTAGATGTAAAACGAGAACATATAGATGAATTGCAAGAAGAATTAACCGCGGTATTTCGTAAGTGGGAAAAACGCCACGGGTACAACAATACATCTTTTGTGGTGTTTGAAACCATAAACCCTTTTAAAGATAAGGCGTAAGGAATAAAAAAATTAGATGCATGTTAAGTTAAGGAGTAAATATGTTAAGAATAACAGTATTTATGAATGGTGCGACTAGAAGGTATCAAACGCAGTCATTTGAAGATAAATATGAAAGAAGTTCCGACATGGAAGCGTATAATGCAGTAATAAACAATATTAATCTTGGATATGCAAAGGTAATTACTTTTAAAGACGTATTTTCGAATGTAAATGTTTCGGTATCACCCATTACGTGCTTAATTGAATGTGAGGAAGTCATAGAAGATGGAATTAGTACAAAGAAAGCGTAAACAACAATACATAAAAGCATATTGCCTTATGTATCCGTGGTATACATACGAAGCGCATTGTGAATGGGTTGAAGCGGTAACTTATGCAAGTCCGGGGCCTAGAAATAAGCCGGATAGATTTAAACATGGGCGGCATTGTTTAAAGTGGCTGCTTGAATACGATGCACACTCAATGAGCGGTGAAACGAACATATGGGGCATAGTAAGAGGCGATTAAAATTGAAAGCACGATGTGGAGTGCGAACACGGAGAGGTAGCATAGAATGCATATATGGGGGCTATTTGATGATGGCAACGGCTGCTATCGTCAAGCGGTAGATGAATATAACGTGAATGTGGGGGGGGCAACACACGATCACATCAATAGGCATTGGTGATGCGTGTATCAATCAAGACTTAGCGATTAATACATTGCATCAACCTAACGCACTATGGGAGCAGTTGGACAAGCTAGATAGACCAGATGTTATTCTAGCTAGTCCACCTTGTGAAAGCTGGAGCGTAGCAAGTGCTATGAAAGGTGGTAATGCGTGTTGGAAGCAAGAAAAGGATATGACTATAAATCTATTTGGTGAATATGAACAAGGAAGTAAATTCACAATCAGAAATCAAGCTGACTATGAAAACTACCAATTTAAGTATGATAAGTCATTTCTAACACGCATCAATGGTGAGATGTGCATATACAACACATTAAAAATCATTGAGCGTTATCAACCTAAAGTATTCGTGATTGAAAACCCAGCATATGGGCGGATATGGGAATACATCAAAAATGTAATAGGGTTCGATATTCCGTATGAAAACCTAACCTATTACAACAACTATGATTATCCAGTTAAGAAACCAACGAAATTTGGTAGTAATATCGATTTAAAGTTATTAAATGACAATATAAAGCCTAATTTACAATGGGCAGACTTAAAAAGTAATGGTAATCGATATAACACAAGGTCAAATATTCCGTTGGAGTTAGTAAAAGATATTTTAAAACGATGTGAGCAATATGTAGAGAGGTAAATCTTGAAAGAAGCATTGATAAAAGGCTGTAAAAGCGATGAATGGTATACACCTATAGAAACAGTTAGAACGATGCTTAATGTATTCCCGCCAAAAGTTGGCGATAAAATTTTGTTGCCGTTTGATACAGATAAAAGCAATTTTACAAAAATTGTTACACGTGATTATGATCCATTAGCTATATATGGCATTAATGATTTTCTAACGAAAGAATACGAGTTTGATTATTTAATCACTAACCCGCCATATAGCAATAAAGATGAAATTATAGCGCGATGCATAGAAACGGGCCGTCCGTGTGTACTGGTATTGCCTATAGATACACTGGGGGGGGGTACAACGGCATAAGTTGTTTAACAAGACTAATATAAGCGTATACGTACCAACTAAGCGCATTAAATTCATAAGTGAAACGGGCGAACATACAAAATCGCCCGCACATCATAGCATTATTGTTATGATTAATGCGCCGAAAACAGAAATAATGTTTGAATATCAAAATAAAGGGTGTGGCAAATGAAAAAACTTGTAAAAGCAAATGATCTAACATATACGCATGAACAATTTGCAAGTGCTTTAACCATTGTTATTGGAAATAGAATTTTAAAACCAAAGGTAAACGCAAATTCTTATTGCATCATGATTGAATATAGTATTCCAAACGGTAAAAAACAAAAACGGTTAAGACAAGTAATTTCAAAAGAAAATTTACAACATTTTAACGGAACAATGGAATTGTGTTTATATCATATCAAGGAACAAATAAAGCGTTTATTAATAAAAGGGGGATTGAATTATGATGAATGAGCAAGGTGCGAAATGGTTATTACAGGAAATGTACGATGAAGGTTATCGCGATATTAAAATATTCGGGGTATACGCCTATTTTGTAAATCCTACTTTTATCGAAAACGGTGGACATTTTAAAGTGCGGGAACATACTCCGCGCATTCCGTGTAGATTATTGGGCATTGCTGGTAACAATAAAACTTATTCTATTGCAAGTTTATTGGGTATTGTGGAATGGAAAAAAGTTCCAGTTGATACGCAAGTAATTGTCAATACGGCGCTTGGTGAACGGAAGTTATATTTTGCTGGTGTAGGTGAATATGGCGTTATATATTGCTTTCCTTGTGGTAGTACATCGTGGAGTTACCAATCTGGCGTTAAGTTGTGGGAATACGAAGATGAAGACGTGAGGTTAGCGGAAAATGGGTGTGATTGACATTATATTAAAAGGGCGCCCAGCGACTAAAAAAAATAGCGGTCGAATTATATCCAGAAAGGGAAAGCCTATTATAATACCGTCAGAAGCCTATAAGAATTATGAAGATGCTTGCATGTGGCAATTAGCTGGGAAGAAATTGCATATATCTGGCATAGTGGTTGTTGAATGTAAATACTATTTGCCGAATAAAAGAAGCTGGCCGGATTTAATCGGGTTGTTACAAGCAACTAGCGATATATTAACAAAAGCCAAAGTCATTGATGATGATAAGTGGATATGTTCATATGGTAATAGTTGCATAGCGGGTATTGATAAAGATAACCCAAGGGCAGAAATACGGATTATGGATAGGCGAAACGCCGTATTAGAACAACTTTTGAAATAAGGGGGATATTAAATGGGTTTAATCTGTAAGTTAAAGAAGTTTGTATTTGGTTGTGAAAAAGAGAACATAATCAAGGTTAAGCGGTTTATGAATGGCGTATTGTTACCTAAAATTGGTAGTGCAGATGCTGCCGGAATGGATTTTTACCAACCGGAAAGCGTTGTTATAGAACCGCATCAAACGCAATATGTAACGCTAGGTCTAGCAATGGAAATCCCAAAAGGATATATGTTAATGTTGGCGCCACGATCTAGCATGAGTAAAACGCCGTTAGTTATTCCAAACTCATTTGGCGTGATTGATGCAGATTACCGAGGGGAAATCAAAGGTATATTCAAAAATATCAGTGATGATGCGTATTTAATCCAAAAGGGCGATAGATTGTTGCAAGGTATTCTTGTACAAGTTGGCGCATTAAAGTTGTTAGAAGTTGATGAATTAACAGAAACGGTGCGTGGTGCTGGTGGTATTGGTAGCACAGGTAAATAACCATGATTAAATTATTGTTTGATGCATTTGTTTCTACGTTATGTGGTTAGAAAAGGGGAAGTGTATAATGCCTATTATTGATCCGATGTATCTGTACTTGATTGAGGTACTACATAATTTAGATATGTTAAATCAAATTGTATTTTTTATATTGGCAATGCTTGTATGTTTTCTGGTGTTTTTGTATTTTGTTGAAGATGAAGCTAGGGAAAAAATACAGGCTAATAAATCAAAGGTAATATTATTATTTATGGTTTTTATTGGTAGCGGATTAATAGCGGTATTTGTACCTACCAAAGATGCAATGTATAAAATGCTGTTGGCACATTATGTAACAACTGATAATATCCAAATTGTGAATGATGCCATTAAAACCAATTTACAAGACTATTTAAATATGTTAGGGGAAACAGTTAAGAACATGAGATAAAGGGGAATATATGACGGATAAAGAATATAGAGAGTTAGCCAAAAAGTACCTAGAACCGATTAAATTAATCACAATGAAAATTAAATCATTGAAAGAAGATCTAAAGCATTTGCAATCCGATATAACAACAATCGGGGCAATTGATTATAGTAAGGAACGTTTAAGCGGTGGAGGAACACCGGGCGGACTGGAGCAACAAATCATACGCCTTGAAAGTAAGCGCGATGCAGCACAAAAGGGAATAGGGGCGTTGATTGATGAGCGAGAAACCGCAGCAGATATTATTAACACATGCACAAAAGGAAAAGAAAATATACTATTGATGCGTGAATATGTTGACGGCAAAAGTGCTAAGCATGCTAGATACTTTACAGATTTAGAAAAGTCGCAAGCAAGCGAACTAAAGACGGCTGGACTCATCAAAGTAGGGTATTATTTGCACCATACATATTACCCGAGTATGCATACCGCTAAAACGGTAAAAGTCGGAATATATCGGACTATATCGGAAACATGCGGAAAAGCATAATACAGTATAATTATAGTGTCATATGTAGCTTTGAACGACATTGACTAAATTCTCCTATTAAACATACGACACCTTGGGGAGCCTTGAAAGTTCCCCTTGTGTGTTGTAAACAGATACCGGCGTTAAATTCCTTTCAACGAACACATGCCATTTGAGATACGATCCTTGTTAAATATGTACGTCCTAATACCATAACTACTTGTACGATTTCATAGATTGCCGGTATTTGTTTAGAACATACAATAAAAATGAATAAAATAAAAATAAAATGGGGTATATCCACGGTGATATATCCCATTTCTTGTATAAAAGCAACATTTAATTATTGAAAACTGAACATGCTGCATTTATTATGTAAAGGTTTTAGACCAAATTAACCCAAATTGTTTTGATGCTAGATCGCATTAAGTTGTGGCGTGTTTGGTTTTGAGTAATTAAAAAGCCGCTATTATCTAGCGGCTAACATTTGGCGTATTTGATTATTCATTTCTTGTTGGTACTCTTTTATTGATTATTCAAATAGGAAAGCTATAGATTGTTTTGTAAGATTGCTGGAAGTAAGAACAACTTCATCGTTCACCATAAAAGCTTTTAAAGGTGGTTGAGATTTTAAGAAGTTGCAAACCTCTTCTTCTGTAATGTTGCGTTTAAGAATTTCACATGTGATGTAATCTTCAACGTCATAAAGTTTTTTAGTCATTTGCATTGTTTTATTCTCCTATTTATTCTTT